TAACAGTTTTAGAGTTTGCATTAATTGCATTCTACCTGACCTTTGTGCAGTTTGACCGTCTTTGTGTATCAATTGCAATTTACAATATGTTTCCCCTTCAATGGTGTATAACATTCCATTTGGTTTGTAGTAAGACAATCCTGTTATTAGTCGATCATAGTTATTTTCAAATGTAGGTACTGTACATCCCAGTGTTAGCAACATAATAAGTAATATCTTGAGTTTCATTTTTTCCACCTTAAATATCTTCTTATTAGATCACCCTTTTCCCCTTTACACAAAGGTGAAAATTTCAATAAATATTTTTTTGCCTGTTTGATTTCTTTTTTGGTCATTTTATTTACCCCCTAAAAACCATAAAGTGAACAAGGCATGAGCAATTATAGAATACATTGAGAGAACAATCAGTACAATAATTGTACCGACTATTTTCCATATTATTTTTTCTACCTTTGCCCAGTTAAGTTTTTTATTTTCTATCATTTAGGCTACCTCAACAATAGTCTTTGACTTTTTCTCAGTAGGCTTTTTTCCTTTGTTCATCTCCTCTTTTAACATTTTAAGTTCTTTCTTAAGTTTATGATTTTCATCACACAATCTCTGAACTTCTAGTAGCAATTTATTTACATCAATTGGCTGATCCATTATCTACGACCCCTACGAAATTGTTGTATCATGCGTACCTGTTCCTCCGGCGTTGCTTTCTGGAACGCCTTAATTCTTTCTTGCCATCTTTGTCTCTGAGACGCTGATGCAGATCTTCGTTGAGCTCTACCTGTCTTTTCAGCTGATCCATCAACTTTACGTTGAGATTGACCACCTTCTGATATCTCTCTTGAAGATCGGTTAGCTTGGCCTTTTGAGACTCTATTTCGTCTAGTAGCTCTCCCTTCAGCACCTTCTGGGGAGATGAACGCAACTGCTCCCAACTCATAAGTTTCTCCATTTTCTAATAAAACTTTTCGGGCTGTAATTTCCTTAACCACACTTCCATCAAAAGAAACACCTTCTTTAATTACTGTAATCACACCCCAATCATTACTCGTTGACATATAAGCCCACGTTCCAGTTTCTGCATTATCACCAACCACTTTAGTACCGAGTAATTTATATCTCGATTTATTACTTGGGGCTGTCCACCCTAACGGTTTAAACAAGTGAGAACGACTAGAAACGATAGAATAATGAGATTTAAAATCATCAGAATGGCTTTGTCTCGCCATTGCCGACTGGTCTTTCGTTACTAGGATAATAACTATAATTGAGATTTTCTTTAGAAGATTTAGACAGAATTTTAGAAACCACATTTAATTTATCCTCTGCATCAACAATAATTTGGACGTAATTTTCTACCTCTACTACAATATCTGTATGCTCTCCAATACCCACTGATTGATTGAGAAGAATATTCAGATTAGCTTCTGCAGAAGCAATTTCACCTTCTGCACGTTTCTTAACTGCTTCTAATAACTGTACCCCTAAGTTTGCCATATACACCTCTTAATTTTCTATATAACCATTTGCCCAATCTGATTGGAGCTTTTTTAATTCTGCTATACTTTTCTTAATATTTCTCTTTTCAACTAAATCAATATTGCTATACTTACCATCCTCAAAATTAATCTCATACTCAAAATAATACCCATCACTTATAGTATAAATATTTACCAAACCAGTATGAGAAAAAAATTCTAGGTAATGAGGCTCAGAACCAACTCTATATAACTGACCAAAAAGATCAATTCGATAATTTAAATCAGAACATTCTAAATCTTTAGTTTGAAAATTTCTGCTATCTAACTTATCATAATATGGTAATTCTAAATCACAAAATACACTATCAAACATTATACTCTCCCAAATATTAAAGTTAAAACACCTAACACTGTTGCAACCATTCCAACGGTAATCACCACAATACAAACATAAACACCAGCCCAAACAAATTTTTGCAATTAGTTTTCCTTTATACGATATACATCAATATTTCTGATTGTAGTTAAATCTTCAGGTAAACAATACTTAAGCTTAGTGTATGGGTCAACATAATAAGTACCTCGACATTCTTCAACTAATTTATCATCGTTTTCGCGGAAATTTGATATATCTTCGACAGCTGTTATATCCATTCCATACTCAGAACATCCTGATGCCATAACTATCAGGAAAACTAACACCAACCAAAAGATCAACATCTTAATCATTACTTTTGTGTTTCTTGAACCCATACCCATAATATAACCTTTTGCAATTTGCAATCAAAAATTCAAACTAAAAACTAACTTTGCAGTTTGCATTATCTCCTACCCGTTTGGGTAATTTTTCTCGTACCATCTTCGGTACGGCGTCATTAAAAAGGGGCGGTCTCTTCGCCACCTTCCATATTATCACCATCAATCTTATCATACAAGTCTTTAAAAGATTCTTTAGTATCATCATCAAAACGGTTGATACACATCGAGACTGCTTTGTCTCGATCATTGAAGATTGCATATGCCTTAGAGATGTGAACCAAACGTCGCGTGGAAATTATTTCATCGACTCCACCATCGAAGTACGTCTTACGAATTACCTCAGCCCATCGAACTAAGTGATTGACAAAGCTATCATCAGAGACGCCATGACGTTCAAATTCACCTTTAACAATTTTCGTTTCGGTTGAGGTTGGTGGATAACTCTGTTCAATCGTAACTGCAAATCTCTCAAGGAACGCTTCATTAAGAATGTTAGTACCGACAAAAGCACCAGACTCAGAACCTTTACCTTTAGTATTAGCAGTTGCAATCACATTGAAACCATCAGCTGGTTTTATCCACTCATTGATCTTTTTCAGGTAAACTCCCTTACCTTCTAAGACAGGCTGTAAACAGAGAATCTTGTTACTGGCCAAGTCAACTTCGTCCAAGAGAAGAATTGCACCACGTTCCATCGCTTCAACCACCGGCCCTTTATGAAAAACAGTTTCACCATTCACCAGACGGAAACCGCCAAGTAAATCATCTTCATCAGTTTCAATTGTAATATTAACACGAACTAATTCACGCTTCAACTTCGCACAAGTCTGTTCGACCATGAAAGTTTTACCATTACCACTAAGTCCAGTGATAAATGTAGGGTAGAATATTTCTGACTTGACAATTGACTCAACATCTTTACAGTTACCCCAACGGACAAAGTGCTGATCAACTTCAGGGATAAAAGAAATGACATCATCAATTAATGATTCAGTGGCCTTCTTAGTTTCTACAGAAACTTCACCCTTGACTTTAGTAGCTGAAACGGTTGGAGCTTCATCTATACTCTCTATTGTAGGAAGTGCAATCTTGCCATGCCCTGCAGTCTTACCATAAGAGTCTGTAATCCAGCGGTAAGTTTTCATGGGGAGACTTGGCTTCAGTTTTTTCCAAGACGCGAGGAAATCAGAAGTACTAATATTACCATCAACATCTCTCTTACTATCTAAGTCAGCAATAATCATCTCAAGAGTTTTTCTTCGCTTACTATTCATTATGTAATATCCTCAAAATTAAATGGTTGTAATTGAAACACTAACTGACCCCGCCACCGACACCTATTTAGACGTTTGAAACACCCAAAAGGTTTAGTACTATCTGCACTTTTTTTGCAATTATTTTTCAAGTAATGGCCAAAAAAATTCTGAACCATCTACATCAACCCAGACGGTTTCGCTAGTACAAATAACACCACGACTTGCTAAGTCTAGTCGAGTATTCTTAAGAGACAAATTGCCCGTCAACTTAACTCGGATCGCCTCATGAACCACGCCCAACTCATTATTGACTACTGGTTTACTTTCGATATACTCAAAACTTTTCAATGTAATTAACTCCATAGGTCAAACAGACCATCATCATCATCATTTAAAAGACAATCAATAATATTCTCAACGGTTTCGACATTGACATTGCTAACTAACTCGGAATCGTCTGGTTCATCCAGATCTTCTAAATCAACTTCGACTTCTAACTTCATTAACCAACTTCCTGTATTTTGTTGAAAAGGTGAACAACGGTGAAAAGACATGATGAAAGAACTAACAAACTCAAGAACATTTTTAACCTCTCTGTTACGTTATCAATTATACCATATCGGGGAGAACTCTGTCAAGGGAAAAGTACCATCTTTTTTTCTCCCCCTCGTTACGTTACATATTATACCATATTGTACTAGTCGGTGTCAAGAGGAAAGTGCAGTTTTTTTTCAAGTTCTGCAATTTTTTTTGATTGTTCTTTGATCTTACTCTCTAACATCTGGATGTACTGGTCGATTAACTTGATGTAAGGATTACTACGTAACAGTGATGATACATCTAACTTAGGTCTTTTCAATTATTTTTCCTCCAAGTAATAAAAACTATCTTCGTGATTAATAAAAGAAACTTTGAATGGAACTTTCTCGATATTTTCAATTTGATAATGAAACTGAATAGAGGGCTTGTCTACTGACATCTTAATTTTCTTAATAATAGAAAATACTTTCCTTTCATCAATTTCATATTCTATATAACTCTGACTATCTGACATATATAACTCCCCTCTCAAACTTTGACATAGGTATTATACCATAATATGGCGGTCGGTGTCAAGGCTAATTTAACCTCTAGGTGATTTTTTTTGGGAAAAAATTTTTTCAATGGTGAATTTCAAAAAGTGTGTGAGGTTTTTCTATGTCTATTTAGGAAACTAGTAGGACTTTCTGGGGCTAGGGCGACCTGCACTGTTGATTATCGGTGATCCTATAAGGCTATCTGAGGATCTATAAGGCCATCCCACTATATTAACCCCTCCCATATGACTACATAGTATTAGACGTTGGCCGCAGGAAAAGGTTTAGGGTATATCAAAGTTTTTTCAAAGTTTTTTTCTTCATCGCAGCGGCGAAATGGTTGACCTCGGAGCCCTTATAAGTCGTGGGCCTTATAAGTGTTTTGTCAACCTAGCGGCGATTTGGTTGATTTTCTCTGCAATATTGCATTTATCTTTAAAGATACAGTGTATACTTTCTTAGACATGTCAATATGACAGTGAGGGTGTCTAAGTTTTTACACACTGTATACTAAAGTGGACACTCAAAGTCTCTCGGAAACCTCATGAACTGCAACTTCGGATTGTCTTGGAGGTTCTCTTAAAACCACGAATATATATTTATTTAACGTTTTTTTAATCTTTCCCAATAATTGATAATCTTTTGCCATAAAGTCAATTTTATTGGTTTTTTCTTTTTCTTATATCTAATCTTAGTGTGTACTTCCTGTCCTATGCTACCTTCATTCAATTTTCTACTGATTGATTTTTTGAACATATAGTAAACTCTTTTAATTCCTTATCGTAATTGATTATTTTTCCTAAAAAATTTTCTAATTCTCTTTCATCTATTACTAGGTGTAATCCATGATCTAGCTCTATACCTATATCATGTAGATGTTTAATTGAGTCTTTAACTTGATCTAATCCTATATGTAATTTCTCTCCTGTAGAATATAATCTAATTATTAAATTTTTCTTAGATACTTGATTTTCTTCTATTACTTCTACTAGTCTATCTATTGATAGTCTTGTTACTTCTATCTCTACTTCTCTTATTGGTATCCACTCTGGAAACCAATTGTACCCTCTGGGCATTGTGTGAGATTGAGTATCGACCATCGTTTTACCAAACTAATTCCCATACTCTAGTAGCTGCGTTTAGTGGTTGTCTCCAGAAGTCAGTAGTTAGAATTGACGAGAATCCTTTATTTCTTTCTACATTAATGCAATATGCAGTTGGTAACACTTCCTCTCTAATATTATCATCTGATTCAATTGGTTTAATATCATTAACTAATATTCTCTCTCCTGATCCTATACCCATAATTAAGTGATGATATTTAATATCAAATTCTTTTAACATTTCTGTAGTTTGTGGTCTTTGTGATTCCCATCGGGCGGTGGTAAGAATAATAAAATGACCATCATCGTAGAGTTTATTCACGAACTCTTGGGTATAGGGCAGAAGTATTTCCTCTGCCCGTTCATCTATCTCTGGATTAGTTCGATGTTCTACCAGAGTTCCATCTATATCAAAAAACCATGTCTGACTACCCATTACTTTTTGACAACCATATATTCTGCAGGGATTAGATCAGGAAATGCTTGATTAACTAATTTACTAGTTAATCCTTTATACTCTAATCTCTTTTTAATAACTGACAATAGAATTTCTGCTTCAGATGGGTGTAACCCTTCTAGTAATTGGATAAATAATTGTTCTCGTCTTAGGGTTGTTAAATCTCTACCTTGACTAGTGGGCTGACCGTCAAATAGGGCAAATCGACCTAAACTTAAAGCTTCTCTCTCTAGTTTAACCTCGGCAAGATCCCAATCTGGTGCGGTTGATGCAGTATAGGGTGGCGGAGTATCTGGTACAATCCATTCTACTCTTTTATCATATGCTCCACGTAGGATAGCTTTCAATCCATCAGATTCATTCTCTTGTAATAATTTTACTTTTTTACTGACTGCTGTAACCTTACCTACTGCAGTAAAAATTTCATGTAAGGATTTATTTATTTCAAAACTCATGAATAACCTCTGTCAATTGTTTCAACTGGTGTTTAATAAAATACGGTAATAATTTAGACCTATCACCATAACCATTGTTCAATTGATATTTATACTCTGATAATATCTTTTCTCTAATATCTTCGGGTATATAGTCCAAATCAACTAATTGTCTATTTCTCTTATACCCCTTCATCATATCTATATCACAGAATATCTCTGGTTCCATATTAGACCATTCATTTAACTTTTTGTTTGAAAGGGGCTTTTGTCTAATTTGATCTGCAAAGGTGTTGTCTGGACTGAGGAAATTAGGTACTCCATCACCACTATCACCCCTCATGATATGTAACTTTTTAAATTGTTCTGGATTGTCAACCGTTATCATATCTCGGCGATTAGGGGAATATTGATTCACACCGTCATGTTTTTGTAGTTGGAGAAAATCCTTATCACCAGATACAATAATATTATCTTCCTGTTCCATCTGACAAATAATCGCAATGATATCATCAGCCTCAGTAGTATCCACCTGTAATACTATGTAAGGAAAACTTTCTTTTAATTCATCCCTGACTTGGTTTAAACAGGTAAATATCAAATCCCAATCGCGGGTTTGATATTGTTTAGTTCTTTTTCGATTGATTTTATATTGGGGGAAAACCTTCTTTCGCCAATAGTTTGTACTATCACAGCAAATAATTACCTCACCATACTCACCTATGAATCTAGTTCGATAATATTTGATACTTCGTAAAACCATATGACGAAATAGGTCAATTGATACGTCAGTTTCATCTTGTTGCATCAGATTTGCAATAGAGACTTGACTGTAGTCTAATAGTATTGCCATATTTCATCATCCTTTAATTCTAATATTATTTAGATTCATTAAATGCATCAATCAGTGGATGATGAATACCCTTTTGGGCCAAAAGAACAGCCCTCATACAATCCACCACTATAGGTAGATATTTTTGAAAATCTTCATCATGTATATCGAATCCATACTCAGAGATTATAGTGATTGCAGGAACAAAAATGTCCTGCAAACATTCCTCGATACTATCTTTAGGATTCTGCATTATCTGTGGTGTAGATGGATGTTGGACTATAGGTGCCAAGTATGGAATTTCAATGCCATCATCCATCTTACAAATTCCTCAAATGTGAATCCAATGAAGCCTGAGTTTTAGAAACTGCAGATTTTTTAGTCTTAACCTTTTTCTTTCTTGGTTTACGATTAGTGGTAGAGTATTCAGTAAATTCAGTGATAATTTTCTGTAAGAACTTTTTATACTTATTCAATGATCTCTTACCCGCGAAAGAATAAGCTTCCTTCAATTCTTTAGACTTTCCTGCGAATGATTCTTCTAGTTCATCGAGTACTGTTTGATAGAACTTTGCGTATTCACGTGCTTTATTAGGGCCGATCTTATTACCGACCAGAAAAGCTCTCGGTTCAAATTCACTTTCCCATTTATCAAAAAAATTATCAATTTCGTGTTCAACCATACCTAGCTTATAGTCTAGGTTAGAATTTCCACTAACTTGTTTTTTAGGTTTTGGTTCTTCGTAATCCTCTATTAACTGATTGATATATTCCTTAACACCCTTGTTAAAATAGATTAATGATTTTTCAGGTAAAGTATACCCCTGCAATAGAAGGGAAGCTATAAAACCATCTGTTGCGATAATATCAAAATCCCTTTTCAGATACTTACTATCACAGAGTTGTTTTTCCTTAAGATACCTCACAAACTCTTTTTTTGCAAATCGAGTAGTTTGATTATGGTTAAACCAATTCAGTACTGAGGTTACTTCAACCTCAGTCATTACAGTATTCCAATTCGGTTGTTTTTTACTTTTACTCATTCTAGCTCCCAAAGTTGAAGTTACCTACTTCATCAGTTTTATTACCAGATTTACGATTAAGTTCTTCTTTGACTACCTTATCGAGTTCTGCCTGTAATTCAGGTGAACCCATTACACCCCAAGTTTCACCATACTCTGCAGGGTCTAGGTTTTTAAGATACTGCTTTATTGCACGATCTTCTGGATTAATCATCTTACCAGTACGAGACTTACGAATTGCTGCTTTCTTACGTCTACGTTTCAAGTTTTTCTGACCACGTTTTTTACTAATGTCTTTCATTATATCACCCCTTAAGAAATTAATTCAACAAACTTATTTAGAACCACACGATTTAGGGTTTTACCCTTTTGATGTTTCTTGAACGCTGTAGTCATTTGTCCTTTTTTCATATCAGGATTAATACCCAACGTTTCACCATTATCAACATCTAAATCTTTACCACCTTTAATAACTATAAAATTAGTATAACCAACACTATCCAAAACGATTGATTTATTCTTGTTAAATGAGGAAACGTATTTCTTCATCTTTGGTTTATTGTACCAAACATCATCAAGACCACTAACTCTAAGTGCATTTTGTAAATGTCTCACTTGAGGTGCAATGAAGAAACCAATCACATTAATATCAAGTCTATCACGTAAACCCATTAGTAACGCGTTTGTCATATCCAACCGATTAATTAAAGGATATTGAATTTTAGTTTTTGGGTCTACTAGAAAAGAATCAGGTGGTGATTCTTTTTTATACATATTGTAGTATGACCTATAACGAATACTCTTTAACATCTTTTCGCCATCATCATCAGAACCAACTATACAATCGCCACCATTAGACTCTCCATCTGTCAAGTAAACCACATTAACTTTTTCTAGGTTATTAGATGATTTGAATTTTTCAACTAAGTCATAAGAGGCAATCAAACACTCATTCAATGGAGTTCCACCCAAGCTATCACTACCATTCACATTGTAGTAATAACCTCGATCATACTCTGTCGCGAGACAAAACATATTGAACATGGCAGTATCTAATTCGACTCTTTTCATTCGACTAGAAAAATAATTTCTCATTCCAAACGCATTAACGACTACATCATTCATTTCACCTAAAAGAACTCGGCGACCATATTCATCATAGTTTATTGTAGACTTGGGTTTTAGATCTTTTTGGTCAACGTCAGTAAAACTATAAACTTCAAAAGGAATATTGATCTTCTGACAAAACATAACCAAGTTAATAACTTGTTTGATAGTCGGGCCGATGGAACTTTCCATAGAACCAGAAAAATCAATAAAGAACACTAGACCATGATTTTTACCATCTGGTACTACTGTAACTTTCTTGAAAAGATCTTCATTGAATTTGTAAGAATGGATTTTAGTAACATCCAAAACACCAGTTTTTGACTCAGATGCCCGGGCGTACTGACTAGCATTTTTCTTCAATTCAAACTCTTTAACCAAATAATTTACTGACTTCATTTGATCTTTTTTGAATTTACTAAATTCAAGTTTTAACTGAGGAATGTATACTTCGCCAGTAGTGCGTCTAATCCATTCAGAAATTCCTTTATGAACAACCTTATGATCTATTACATAATCTGATGAATCAACATCAGGAATTCTTGCATATACCTTGTCATATGCATCAACATCATTTACGTGTTCTTGAATTGAATCACTGATACTCTTTTCTGTCTCAGAAGCTTCTGGTGGAATATTCGATCTACCTGAACCAGAACTACCCTCAGCTGAATCATCTGAATTTTCATCACTACTTGAACTTTCTTCTGAACTTTGACCATCATCTGAATCGGACAATTCAGTTCCAGCATCATTACCAGAATCAAGATCAGACGGGTCAGAGAATTCACTATCATCATCAAAATCAAAATCTTTATGATTATCAGTCTCAGCTTTGGCTTTAGTGTAAATCTCCTTAACCACAGAGATTACATCATCAAAAGTCTCAGCTTTTGCAACCTTCTCAACCATAACCTTTTCATCATCTGAAAAGGGAACTTTCAAGAAATTACCAACTTTAAAGTGTAGATTAATTCGATCTAGGAAACTAAAGTCTGAAGGTTTACGATCTTCAAGACCGAAAAAATCATCATCAAACATTTCTGAGTAACCCTTGAAAAAAGACTTACTCAGACCTGAGTACTTACGTTTCATCAACTTCTCAATACGAGCATCTTCTACTACGTTGATATAGGATTGTACGGCAGAATGATTTTCTTCACTATCAATCTCAGAGTAATAGTCAGGAAAATCAGTTGGAGTAAACAAGGCATGCCCAACCTCATGACCAACCAAGAGATCATAGACATGAGGTGATGCCTTATCCCAAATCGGAAGGCCGAGTTCACGTGTCTTAACATTGAAATAGGCAGTGGATATTTGTTTGTGAACAACGTCTAAATTCTCCGTAGCCATCAATCTGGCCAAAGTTGATTTTGAATTCTTATTTACAGTTGACATATATCTCCTATCGAGTAGCTTTAATGTAAGAAAAAACGATACTGGAAACTAACACTGAAAAAATCAAAACACTAATCATTCAAACCACCTTATTACAATACTAATTATAACATATCGGATAGGTACTTGTCAAGGGAAAAGTGCACCCAAACGAAAAAAAATTTGAAACCTCATATCTCACCATTACAATACTAATTATACCATATTTAACAATCAGTGTCAAGAAGAAAATGCACACTATCCTACTTTTTTTAGTGGACTAATTTGAGAGTAATCCTGTCCATTATTTTGCAATATCTTATTTTCTTCTTTGGTTGTTTTATTCCATACCATATATTTCCTAAAGGCACCATATATGAGATCCCTATCAATATCAGCCTCACCATTGCGTGCCTCATACATTAACCCTAGTGCAAAACGAGAAGCTCCATACTCATGCTCTTTAACCCATTTACCAGACTTTATCGAATTTTCTGTTTGACGACCTGTAAAATACTCTTTAGTGTTAGTTACATCCCAACATAAAACTTGAATTGTCCTTTTGACTGCATCACCAGTACTTGGGTTTTTCACAAATCTCTTTAATAATTCTACCACTTCATCAACTTTCTGGTGTTTCTTTTCACCTGAACTACTTTTTCCACCTTTAGGTAAAACTATTGATTCCAATTCTTCAACACTTAAATTAGTCAATTCCATTTAATTACCTATACAACCAACGATTACTGCGTTGTTCTTCTATCTGTTCTTGAATTGCTTGTTGTTTCAATCGGTTAATCGTTCCATCAAAGAAAGCCCATAAGAAGATACCAAAACCAAATGACGCGAAGAATAACGCACCCATTGGGGATAATGTAGTTAATTCCATACCACCCGCGGAACCAATCACCAAAAAGAAACCGAAAACTATTCTAATCATCAAATTCTCCTATGACTTTGTGTCGATCAATATCAAGTTAAGTACATCGTGAATCCGTTCACCATCCGAAGCTTTATGAGTATCTGACTTGAGTATCTCATTCCTTCGGGCTGAAGTCCAAGTTGCTGACTTAGATGTCGCAGGAATCACAAATTCTGTAACAATGTCTCCACCGTGCACTTCTTTCAATTCTTCTAGTTTTCCAAGTAACTGGTCTAACGTCATTTCAACTCCTAACTGGTTAGTTTGTAGGGTTTGTTCCATTTACCAATGTTGACATCAACATACCAACCAACATTGAAATAATCGGTTTGAATACAAGATTCGTCATAATTACCACTGTTCAGTACTGGTAACACTTCACCAAGAAACGCGGTGGCTTTCTCGTTACCTGAAAATTGATTTTCCCAATGATATGTGTTGATGTTACCATCAAAATTGAAATCAATCGAACCACTCGCGACGTTCAATTGAACGGTGGAATGATGTCGAACGGACAAAGTAGCTTTGATACCATGTCGTTTACAGATTTCTTTGATCTTGGGTTGAATTGCTTTCTTTTGATCTTGTGTAAATAATGCCATGTAACTGACTCCATAATGTAAAGGGTTTTTTCAAACGGGGAAGAACTTTTCTCCCCCTTGTTACGTCTATATTATACCATACTGGTCAAGTCTGTGTCAACTAAAAAGTGCAATTAAATCAAATTATTTTTCCATGGCAATGAATTTAATTCTGCCAATTCTTCTGCAATTAAATCGTCTACTTGATCCAGTACTGATCGAGTCCACTTGATACCAAAGTCATCTCTCAACATTTCGCGAACATGTTGTTTGATATTACCACAAAACATCCATGTGTTTTGAATAACCTCGCGAACATTGGACTCTACTATGGAATTAAATTTTTGTTGTTGAGTCATGTTAAAACGTCTTTCTTGTGCATTAGATGAAAATCTCATAATTTAAGTCTCCTATGATCCGACAGATTGGATTTTGTTAAACAGGTGAACGACAGTCAAACAACAGGATGAAAGAACCAACAAACTAACTAACATTTTTTTATTTCCTCTCTTTGTTACGTTACCTATTATACCATTTTGTCAAGTCAGTGTCAAGAGAAAAGTGCACTTTTTTTAAACTTTTTTTTCGTAATCGACTGTTCCCTTACGATTAACTGACAACTTTTTCTCGTTTTCTTCCCGTGCTTTTAAGACGGACTCGGACAGATCATCTTTGCCATAACGAGAAAAATGATAACCAAGATGGTTGCCGTTCTCGTCAGTAACCTCATAGGTGGAGTAGATACTCCAGTTGTTGATTCTTGTTTTGATGAAACGGTAATTTTTCATTTGTTTTCTCCCCTTTGTTACGTTACATATTATACCATATGGGGTTACTGATGTCAAGAAGAAAGTGCACTTTTCTTGCAATTTTTCTGAATTATGCGTAAATATCCAATTTAGTACCAAATCCTGGCTTAGTGGAATTTACCTTTTTCTTTTCATGTGTTGCTAATTCTATCGTTGCTTCAATTCTAACTTCACGTTTAGCTCTCTGAACCTCATTATACAGTTGATATTGTTCTAGTGTACTAAAATTGGCAATCTTACTTTGACGAAGGAAACTTGGATGCATAAATGTACTAATCATATTTTCCTCTAATACCATTCTGGAACTGGTCTATTTTTCCAGTTAGCTAAGTGGTTCTTTTCTGTCTTGTAATAGTATCTGTATGACGCGAGTGAATCGTTTGGAATTTTACAGTGGTTAGGCATTGCGGGGGTAGGTTGGGTGAACAGTCCAACTGGTATGTTTTTAGGTGCAGTAGAAAGTATACCAGATAGTTTAGTATAACTCAGGTGTAATTTACCATAACGATATGAATATTCATCTGAGAGATCAACAAATAACTCATAGAGCCATTCGTAGTTAGAACCATTAGTTCTTGCCCATATTGCGGATGGATGGTTTTTGTGGGTAGCTTTATATATAAGAGGATTGACATCTTCACCGTCTAGGATACGATGAGCTGTTGACATCAGTTGTGCGTACTCTAGTATCATTTTGACACAGTGTTTGTCGTTATGGTAAGTAGCACAGGTTTTAGGATCATGATCTAAGTAAAATACGTTCATTTTTCACCTCAAAATAATAATAGGTGTCCATCCCCGATCAGACAGACACCTATTTAGACGTATGAGAACCAAAAAGGTTTAGGTTAATTCTAAATAAAATTCTTATGTGTAGGTAAAACTGTAAGTTCATGTAAAAATCTATTTGTGCCGTCATGACGGCACAGAGGTGGACAATCAAAACTATTTACATCAATATTTGATATAGCATTTTTCCTCTGATATGATTCCCAAATTTCCTTTATAGTATTTTTTCTAAGATCTCCAATTATATACTTTTCTATACCTCTCATATGACAACAAACATACATTTTCATATCAGCCCCAATTACAGATGTAAATGATTCCCCATGACATAAAGAGTAAGTTCTCCCAATAGTATTATTATCTATCATAGAATATTTGTGCTCTGAACAAAGTACAGAGTAATTATCTCTATTATATTTTTCTTGAGCTTCCTTTATTATCCTAGTCGTATCCTTAGATTTATAATGACAATCTGTAGTACCCCAACCCACAAGCATCGGTCTGAATTGTGCAAAATCTACATTCCATTCAGATCCAAGTCTAGCAAATTCCATTAAACTTTCATCATTATCACCATTTGTCAAAAACCCAACTCCAACACTACATGTATATTTTTCTTTAATTTTTCCCAGTAATTTAATATTATCTACTAACTGATCCCAAGATTTGACACCATGTTCCTGTAAATACTCCTCTTTATTTGTCGCATCAACTGAAACTCTCATCCAAAGACAATTTTCTAATATAATATGAATTTTTTCTTCAGATAATCTATTCCCATTTGTTATTAATCCGAGTTCCAATCCCCTAGAATTAATGTAAGGAATAATTTTCATTATATCCTTATGCACTAAAGGCTCACCACCACCTGTAAGAGTTATTCCATATATACCAAATTCCTTTATCTGGTCAATAACATCAAAAGCTTCTTCAGTTGATAATTTTTGCCCGAAATTATCAACGTTCCAAGTAGATTTGTCTTGTCTATCTAAACCCTCATACCCAAAACACCACGGGCAAAAATTATCACAAGAATTCGTTAAGTCTAATTCAATACTCAATGGTATTGAAGATCCAGAAACCATCCAATCATGTATCCTATCAGGATGAAACTGGACTTTATTTTGTATAAATTGGTTCATCATGTTAATTCTAAAAATAATGTATTATTTATTAAATCTGCTTTAATTTCTGTGATTGATTCTGATGGTATAACATAACCGTCTGAATCTCGACTAAAATCAATATCTACCATGACATCTGAGCCATATTCATTCCTAAGTTCTTCTAATTCTTCTATGATTTGACCTAATGTCATATCTATCTCCTTTTTATAATATCCACTTAAAATATAAATGGATTAATACACCCAAAATCCATATACCCATAACAAAACTAAATCCCATTGCGACTAACATCGCATTTCTGAGAAGTTTAAACGACTTCCGAAGCGTTCGATCCATCACTGTATCCTTTATCATATCCTTTATCATATCCTACTTTAAAAGCTGAATTCCAAGCCAAATCTATTAGTATCATGATTAGAAGTAACAAACCACAGACACCAATTGAAACGCCCCAACACATTATATCGTGAGAATACTCCTTTAAAAATTCCATACCCACTTACCTTCTATTTCTCTGATTATTGTTAAATCTGGAAACTCGATTTTCATATTCCATTCTCTTTTTATCTAACAAAGTCTGATGTTGTCTTTGTAATTTTTCGATCTCCGCCCGTCTTTCTTCTCTCACGATTAGAACAGATCTAGTAAGCTCTTCATAACGGGCGGACTCAACTTTTTTATAAATCTATCTCGCTTCCTTTCCAGAAATCTATATTTATCATACCAACCCTGATCTGGCATATCTTCTTTGGTACGAATCATGATATTCATTTCCTCAAAAATCCTACGTAATACTCCAATATATTCTTCTCTCTCAGACATAAGCCCTCCTATTGTAAATAAAAATCAGGAACTTCTACTTCAAACTCAGGATTAGCCAATACAAAACTTCCATCCACACACTTATAGATATATCCAGAGGGCAATATATATAACGTATCTTTATGATCTACCCAACCATTATTAGTTATTTCTTGACGGGTATTGTGTAAATTTTGTTTACCTGACATTGTAATTTCAGACAAAAGTTTATCACTCTGACCAACAAACTTAACTAAAATATATCCCTTTTCCATAACCAACTCCCTAAATGTTTTCATTATTGATTACGTTCTGCCTGTACCTTATTAGATTTTTGTGGATTTTTATTGATCGAGATCAACACTGGATTTTCTTTAAGAGTATCCCTCTTAGCCTGTTCCACTGCTTCATCTATCAGTTCTTCACGGCAAAGTAATTTTGCCTCTAATGTCTTAATATTCTCCTCGGCAACTTTTAACTGATTAGCCAAGGATTGCATGTCCTTATTCTTTTCTCGAATTTCATCAGTAAAAATATCGGTCTGTTCTCTTATCACGGCATTCTCTCTTAACTCACAACCTGTCAGGAGCATCAACAAGAAAACGGAAATAAAAAATAAAAATATAGCAACCATTTGTAAATCTTCTCTCATCTCACCACCCCACTCAGGAAGAAACCAAACACGGCAATCACTAATACTACCACCATTAACAATAACATCTCATATAATTTTTTCATTAAACACCCTGATCTGTTTGGTATTCAACCATTTCAAAACTACCTTTTGAAAATTCAACCCCTACAAAATCGGATTGGCTGTTAATCCATTCACCATACAACATCGTAGCATATATATAAAATAGAGTATTTAGTTCTTTTTCTACATCATACAAAGAAAACTCAACCCCCTTTTCAACCTGCTTATTGCAATATGTAAATACCTTATCTCTGAGGTATTCGTGCATATTAACCTTTTCATACGTATCATTAATTACTCTACGAAATTTCATCCTTTTCCTTCTTTTCAAAAACTTTCATCTGAGTTTCTAATTTCTCAACTAACATTTTACCACGTTCCATATCAGGATAGATACCCTCATCCATAGCTGCCTTAATTCGTTTCAAAAATCCACGATTTAAAATGTAATTATATCTCTCAAACTCAGTTATCATAAACTATCAAATTCTCCCTTTCATCATCTAAAATTTCTTCTGCCATATCACAATATGCAGAAATGACATTGAGTGCAGCTTTAATCTGATAATGAGTAGTTTCTGCATCTCTAAATTCATCACTTTCTATCAACTGTTGAACCTCTATGGCTACATTATTAATTTTTGTAGCCATATGATTTAAAGATTCAGGCAATCTTATTTTTGCTTTATGTGGTGTAGCCATTTACCAAACCTCCACATGTCTTTGATTAATTTTGTAATTGGTGGTAGTTTTCTAAATTGAAAATTATCCGAAGGTATTCCATATATTGTTTCTATTCTCCATAGAAGCCAACTTTTCTGAAATTTACCTTTCGCGAACAGAAATCTACTATACATTGCCAACTCTTTCAAAATATGAAGTTTTTCAATCATGATTATATTATACCATATTTTTAATCAAAAGTCAAGACCAATTACTATTTAGATACTCCTTTGTTATAATCTCGGAATTTTTTTGGCTTTTTGCCACGACCTTTTGCAAGTGGATCTTTAAATTTCACTTTCTTCACCTTTCTTCGGGTATTTCCAAACTCATAAGTTTCATCTACATTGCTTAAGTCTATTTGATTAATGTTTATTTTCATTTAATTTGCTCCTTTTGCAAACCATCGAGACATTATGTTATTATTGTAATACTTTCGAGAACCATCAGGAAATGTAGAATGTAGTACATTTTCATTCATTTGATACCACGTTTCATGATAACCTAAATCGCCCTTAGTTTTACATAATTTTAAGATAGTAAAAGTAAAATTCCCTATTCCTAGAGATTTTATATCTTCGTTTAACTGGTCGCAAGACCCTGTATACTCTCGCCAATTGGATTCACGCACAATCCTCTTACGATTTTTGCGTCCTTTGATTTTTTTACGGGTATAAGAAAAGAATTGTTTTCGACCAATATAAGACATGTCAGTCGTATTATTTGTAATTCTGTAAACAAATCCAAACCACTCGCCGGGATTAAAATCTTCTATTAGGGAATTCCAATGACCCAAGTCCAT